TGATGCCCTTCGTCCCCGCCGTGCTCTCCTCGCTCAGCTTTTGCGCAAAGGAATAGCCCTTGTCAGCCGTATCATACAGGCTGCTCGCCGTCTTCTCGCCGCTCTCGATGACCTTGCCGTACTTCTCGCGCTCGCTGCGCGCGATCGCAAGGGCCTCGTTCGTCTCCTTGATGTCCTGCGCCGTCATCGTCGGGTCTTTCAGCGTCTTTTCCAGCGCCGCAATCTGCTTGTCAAGCGTTTCCGCTTGCCTACGATAAACTCCGCTCATCTCCGTACCGCCGCGCCGGTCCGTCGCCACGCCGCCGAGGTTTGCAAGGTTCGCGCCCTCGGAGACAAGTCCGCTTTCAATGCCCTTGAGCACCCGCTGCCCGAAGGTCTGCTTGCTCGCCTGTCGGCTGGCGCTCGGCGTGGTCTGCTTGTCCAGCTCGTCCGCGTGCTCGGTCTCGCGCGTCGTCTTCCTGCTCGCGGCGATGCTGCGCTGCTTCTCCGCGCCGGGAATCTTCGTAATCTGGATGCGCCCGCTGCTGCCGCTCACGGCGCTGCCGCTGCTTCCCTTTTTCTCCCCTGAATAGTCTTTTGCCGAGGGCGCGCTTTTCTGCGCGCCCTCGGGCTTGATTTGTGTGATCTTAATTGCCATATCGTCACCTCATCAGAACGTGATGTTAAAGCCGTTGGCTTTCAGCTTTCGGGAAATTTCGGCCTTCTCCTCGTCCGTCAGCGCCGCACGGTCCAGCGCCGCCGCAAACGCCTCGGGCGAATTGAACCGGTAGCCGTTCCACGTGAAAATGCCCTCGTCCGGATCGTAGCCGAACGTCATCCTCCCGCTGCCGCTTCCGGTATAGCCGTACTCCGACGCGAGGTAATCATCGTTGAAGCCGTTCTTTTTCAGCACGTTCACGACCTCCTGCGTCAGCTGTCCGGCCTTCGCCATCGCCTTTGCGGTCGTCAGGCTCATGTTCGACCCGCCGCTCGTCCCGCCGGACCGCCTCGTGGTCCCGCCGCTTCTGCCGCTCGTCTTCGCGGCGGCCTGCGCCGCCTGCTGCTTGTAGTAATTCTCGAGCGCCTTGACGTACTCGCTCTCGTACCCGCTCTTGCCGATGAGCCCCGCGCTCGGCGACGCGCCTGCTTGCAGCATCGCGTCGACCTGCGACCGGCTGAGCTCCTGATCCTGCTGCTGCTTTTCCTTGATCTCGTCCAGCACACCGAGATAGCGGTTGTACTCCGTGTTGTCCTGCCCCTGCAAATTGCCGAGGTAGTCCTGCAAGCGGTTATACTCGCCGAGATAGTTGTTGTAGTCGAAATTGCGGTCCGTGTTGAACTGCCCCAGCCGGTCGAGATACTTCGCGTAGTCCATCTGCTCCTGATTGTTCACGGCCTCAAGGTCGCTGAGCTTCATCTGGTAGTCCTTGAGATACCGCTCGTATGCCTGCTGGTACAGCGTTGGGATCACGTCGGAGAGCTTCGTCGCGTAATAGTCGCCCGCCTGCGTCGCCGCGTTCACGGCGTAAGAGCTCGGCCTCCCGCCGCTCGCGGCGCTCGCCTGCGCCAGTGCGTTCGCCGTCGCGCGCTCCCCCTCGCGCAGATACGTCTTTTTGTAGCTGCCATACTGCGGATCCGTCTCCTTGCTCCACGAGAATGGATCGCGCTTGAGCGCCGCGTCCAAAAGCTCCTGCTGCTTCTGCTGGTAGCGGTTCTCGTAGGTTGGCGCGTCCTTGTAGCTGAACAAGCCGAACGACCCGATCTTATCGAGCGTGTCGTCGATGCCTTGGGCGTGCTTGCCGTCGCTCACGTACTGGCTGCCATCCGCGCCGGCAGTGTAGTTGCCGTAGCTGCTGCGCAGCTGGTTTGCCTTGGCGTTGATGAGCGCGCGCTGCTCCGCCGTTGTCGCGCCCGCGTACTGCTTCTTGAGGTCGAGCACGCTCATGCCGAACTCAGGGTACTTTTTCGCAAGGTCGAGATCGTACTGCGAAAAATTCACATTGCTGCCGCTCGCCGCCTTTTGAAAGTCATCGTATGTATACGCCATTTTCTTCTCCTCTCTGCTTGAATTTTACTGTGGTCCGCGCGTGCTCTTGAGCTCGCTGCCCGCGTAGTATTCGCGGACCATCGAATAGACGCGGCACTTGCCCTTGCCTTCGATGCGGATGCGGTAGTGGTCCGCGCGCCGCGGCACGATGGGCAGGTAGTAGCTGCGCTTTCGTTCCGGTTTCAGCGTTTGCCCGGCCTGCACCCACTTCCCGTCGGAATCAAACTGCATCAGCACCTTTGCTTCGGCCCCCGCCGCGACCTCGATGCGCACCCACAGCTTGGCGATGCCCTTCTTCACGCTGTCGTAGCTCGTACTTTGGCTTGAGCCCTTTTCCGTGAAGTCGCCCGTCTCGGCGAACCACGTGAAGTCTTCCTCGTCCGTGCAGCCCTCCGGTGCATCGAGGATATTGCCCGTCAGCGCGATCTCGCCCTCCGCCGTCAGGAAATAGGTGTTCCCCTGATAGCGGCAGAAGTGCGTCGCGTGCGTCTTGTCCTCGATGTGCCACATGCCCTTGCGCGTGTCGTAAACGTAGAGCTTCCACTCCCCGCTCTCGTCCTGCGCGCTCAGATAATACTTGAGGCCATCGCTCCCCGCGCGTCCGTTCCGCAGCCTCGTCATGCCGAAGGCGTCGTGCAGGCTTTGCGGGATGCCGCCCGAGTAGATCATCACGCCTGAGGTGGAGAGGTACAGCAGCCGCTCGCCCGCGATGGCGAGGCTCCCGCCGCTGCCCTTGGCGACGCCCAGCGTGGCCGAGCCCATCACCTCAAAGTTGGACGGAATGCTTCCGTACACCTTGTAGATGTGGTCCTCCTTGAAGAACACCGGATAGCCGAGGAAGCTCACGCACCCCGTGAAGTCACCCGCGCTGCCCGTGTCCACGGCGTAGCTGTCGGTCTCAAGGCCCTCGAACACGTTCCAGTTGAATGGATCGCCGAGCTTGCTCGCGTAGATCGTGCGCCCGTCGCAGCCCCACAGCCGGTTTTCATTCTCGCATAGATAGTTTAGATCCGGCACCGTGCGTCGAACCGTCAAGTTTCCGCTCTCGGTGTACTCCGTCGTCCCCTCGCTGCCGTCCAGCTTGAAGACGTTTTCGTAGAAGTACATCTTGTCCCCGTCGATCTCGCGGATGACGGGTGTCTTGTTGTTCTCCGGATGCTTTGTGCAGCCCGAGATCGTCACCGCGTCGCCGGGCTTGAAGTAGTCCGCCCATCTGACATTTGCGCAGCGGATCGTGTTCGCCTCCGCCGCCTCTTCATAGAGCTTGCCGTTCGTGAACGTCAGGCTATTGCCGCTCCACGTGCTCTCAAGGCTGCCGAACTCGCCCGACACCGTGTTGTAGTACTTCTTGTCCGGCAGGATGATGATATAGGCCCCGATGGCGGCAAATCGCTTCTCGCCCGCCGTCACGTCGCCTTTTTTCGCGCCGCCATAGTAGAAGGCCGTGCCCTCCACCCACGCCAGCGCATCCCACGCGAAAAGCCCGCCCGGATTTACAAGATTCTTGTAGATTTTGCGCTTTGCGCGCGTCGAAAGCACAGGATAATAGTCGCTCGTCAGGTTTTGCATGTCCCACAGCCCGCCGTCCCCTGCACCCAGGTTGTGGTCCAGGCCGTAGAATTGCAGCTGCCCGCGCTTGCCGATGCCGTCGGCATACGGGACCTCAGGCAGTCTCATCTTTCACCGCTCCTCTTGCTTCGTCCGGCGTATCGCCTTTTTCGTCCGCCGGGGCTTCCGTGCCGTCGCAGATCATCGCAATATTGCGAAGCGCCTGCCGCACCGCCGCCACCACGTCCACCGCGTCGCCGCTGACGTTCAGTCTGCTGATGAACTTCATCGCCAGCGCCGCTTCCTGCTTGATCTTTTCGTTCATGCTGATTCCTCCAATCGTTTCAGCCGTTCTTCCTGCTCGCGCACCTTCGCCCACAGGACAGGGATAAACTCGCTGTACCGCAGAAAATAGGTCTCGCTGCCGTCCTCGCGTTTGGCTCTCGCCCAGCCCGCGAATTCCTGCGAGTTAATGCCGCACGCGCGCATGGCGTCCTCGACCTCCTGCGCGATGAATCCCGTGTGGAAGCGTCCGCTCGTGCCGCTGTTCAGCTTGTAGCGCTTCGGTTCCACGAGGTCAAACATGCGCACGTACTTCTCCGGCAGCGCCTCAATGCTGTTCTTGATGTTTCGGTCGGACCCGTTCAGCTCGTTCGTGCTGCAATAGATCGCGCTCCAAACAAAATTTGGTGCGCCAAGATTGTACCGGTTATCTGCATTCGGGGCGAAATCGCCGCGGCAATCAATGAAGTCGTAGTCGAAATTTAGCGCTGATCTTCCGTTATTCCCTGACAGATACAGGTTTCCGCTCGTCGCGTTCAACTCCATGGCCTTGCTCTCGAGCGTCATTTTGTAGTCCGCCGTGCTGGCGTACTCCGTGGAGATATACCCGCAGCGCCGTCCCGCATCATTGCGCACGGTGATCGTGTCGCCCTCGATCGCCTGCGCCGTCAGCGTGCCGTAAATGTTGACCGCGTCCACGCACAGGTCAATGCTGCCCGTGCTTGCCACCTGCACGCCGTTGTAGTTGAGCTTGAAGATCGTGCCGTTCTCGCCACTCGTCGCGCCCAGCGTGAAGCCGGTCGCGCTCTGGTCAAAGATGCTCTGCGCCTGCGTCGCATCGATCTTGGTGCTCACCGTCGCGCGGATGCCGTTCACGTCCGCCGTCAGGTTCGTCACGCTGCCGTTCAGGTTCGAAACGCTCGCCTGCAAGCCCTTTGCCGTCGCTTGCAGCTGCGTGATGTTCCCCTCGGCGTCGCCGATGCGCGCCGCAAGCCCCTCGGCCACGAGCGCGACTTGCGTGATATTCCCCTCCGCGTTCTTGATCTCGCCGTAGATGGGATCGGTGATCTGCTTGACGAACTCGTCCGCCGCCGTCTTGTTCATGTTGGAAAGGTCTAAGTTGTGCAGCGTGTAGCGCAGCTGCTCGACGAGCATGAAGAGGTAGTCCTGCATCGTTTCGACCTTGTCATTCACGCTCTCCTTCTGCGTGAACGACGGAAAATTCGTGTCGATGTATAGCCAGTTGGAAGGCATTCCCTCCTTCCCTCCTTTCTTCCCGGGCGGGAGAGCGTTCGAGCCCTCCCGCCCTTTGCCTTACTTCATCGTCGCGAGTTTTCGGATCAGGTCGCCGCCGTACTGGTAGGCCGCGAGATAGTCCATCGTTCGCTCTTCGAGTCCCGCGCGCTTCTTGAGCATTTCGCGGTAGTCCGGCCCTGCAAGCCTGCTCTTGAATTCCTTTTCCCACTTGCCCGCGCTGCCCTTACCCGACCAGTAGGCGGGACACAGCTTGCCCGTCACGTCGAAGTGGCGAATCACGTTGCTATTCGGAATGTTGTACTTCTTCATCAGCTCGCGCGTCAGCGCAAGCGCCCGCTCCACGGTGCGCGCGTCCGGCGCGTATGCGCCGTCCTTCTTCGCGTCGCACAGCTCGATGCTGATGCTGTTTGCGTTCAGGCAGCGGCCGTGCAGCGTCCCGCCGCCCGTCTGCGCGCAGCTTGGATACTTCTTTCCGCCCACCGCCCACGCGATGCGCAGGTCGTCCACGCTCTGCACGATCTCGTTTGCGTCGACGAAGTAGTGCGCGCTGGTCTTCACGACATTGCCCGCGTAGTACTTCGCGTTGTTCATCGCCGTGTCGCCGTCGTTGCCGGTGTAGTGGATCACGATATAGCGGATTCCCGCCGCCGAGCGCGTGCCGCCGACGTTCCCGGCGTTGGCCGGATATTTGCGGATATTCATACCTTTACGCCCCCTTGTCAATGGCGTCCTGCGTCTTCTGGCTCTGCGTGCCGAAATAGAACGCGATGATCGAGCTGTAGATCAGCATGAGCTGCTCTCCTGTGATCTTGCCGACGACAAAGCCGTAGATCACCGCGCCGGTCGCCGCGATCGTCACGATGCTCTTCACGCTGCACAGGTTCGCCAGTCTCTTTTTCAGTAAATCGTTATTCATAGTGTTGTTTCGTCCTTTCTGAAAATCTTAATGCCTGCTACCACAACAAGCTCCGTCGTCCATGCCTTGAACCACCGTTCCGTCAGCACGTCGGGCGGCGGTACGCCGAGCGCCGTCATGGTGAGCGAGGCGACGGTGTACCACGTCAGGCTGAAAATGGCGATGGATATGTACTTGTCCCGCTTTTTCATCTTGTCCCAGCGGGCTTTCAGCGCTTTCATGCCGCCACCCCGTTATCGAGGATGGAGTGAATTCCCCGCTCGGCCAAAAATTCTTTTTGCTTGTGCTTCACTTCGGCGGCGTAGTCCAGTGCGGCGTGCATGTCCCCGTTACAGTGCGCGTCCGGAATGCGCTGCATCGCCTTCGCCGTCGCCTCGCCCAGCGCAATGGCAGCCCAGCTGCCCTCGATGAGCTTGAGCATCAGCTGCTCCTGCATCTTCTGCTGCTCGGCAGCCTTTTCGCGCTCTTTCTTGTCGCGCCGACGGTCGCGGGCGGCGATGGCCTCGATGAGCGCCACCACCACCGCCGCTGCGGCGGAAATCAACGCCGCCGTCATACCGTCGCCTCCTTAAAATACTGTCCTACCAGCTCGTGAGGAAGATACTGGAGAGTGATTTTGTTACCGGACTGCTCACCAATACGCTCACACTTGTACAGCTTAGTGTCCTCGGGGTCTTTGTAATAAAGACCATAGGTGTACTCCATACCACGAGCGGCCGGAATCGGGTCATCCTGCGTGCCCGCGTGGTCGACGTTGATAATCGTCCACACGGCAGGGGTGGAGTGCGGCGGCCAGTTCTCTTGCGTGGTGTGGCCCTGACCTTTGTTGACGCGGTAGACGTGCAGCACGCCGCTTTCGTCCATATCGCTGCGGCGGTCGCCGGGCTTGACGGTCTCGCCGATGTGATTCGCCCAGCGCGGGAACAGCTCGGGCGACTTCGCCGCCTCGCCGTCAGAGAGCGACGCGCTGGCCTGCTCGATGACCGGGCGCAGCTCTGCGGCGCGCGCCATGGTCACGACCTCGCCCGTGAGGGCGACCACCGCGCCGACGGCGTTCTCCGTCTCCGTGGGCTTTCCCATCTTGACCGTAACCGTGCCGTCGCGGTGGTCGGTGATGGCCCCGCTCAGGCTGTACACGCTCATGTCCTCCTCGGTCACGACCTCCTCGGTCTGGCCCGTGGGATTGCGGTCAGCATCCAGCACGTCCTTCGTCTCGCGGAAGACGTTGCTCCACGGCGTTCCCGAGAGCAGCAGCGCCGCCGCTTGCGCGTATGGCATGGTGAGATGCACCGTCTGCGTCTCGCGCATGTCCCAGTTTCTATCCTTGTAGTTGTAGATCAGCGTCGCAGGATACTCGACACCGTTGACTTTGATAAATTCTGCCATGTTGGGCCTCCTTTGTGATGAGATCAGAATGTAGTAATACGGATATAGTCGCTATTTCCGAAACCGCTCGGTTCCTCCATGACAATTTTGCAATCCCGGAATACAGGGAATTTGTAACCTATCGAATAGTTGTTTGAGTACGACGCATGTTCAAACAACGGAGTCTCCCCATTAAATGAAACCGTTGCATTCGCGTTATTGGCTCTCAAATACGTTGCGTCACACCACGTTCCTGCGGGGACTGTAATTGTTTGTGCACTGGTATACGTTCTCCCGTCAATGGTTACGTTGACATCGCTCCCGCTCAGTTCTACTTGGTATTCGTCCTTTTCTCCGCCGCTTTTGAAGGTGGTCGGATTCACAATCATGCCGCCACCTCCTTAGAGGTCAGGCGTCGACCTGATAGATATAACAGTCTCCGCTTATTACTGTCTCTTTGCGAGTGGCATTTATTACATCCCTGGGGGTGTATCCATATGTTACAATCATTGAATCTGCAAGCGTATTTATTTGCACAGTCCCAAAGTCGTTTGTCTTGGTTATCTCTCCGTCTTGGTTGAAATAATAAAAGTTTGTATTGCCGCTTACGGTCATAGTTACGGTTACGGGTTTTGCTGCATTTCCGCTCGCATACCTCACGGGATTGACGATCATACGCCCGCCCCGCTTTCGCAAGGTTCAGCCGATATATATATATATATATATATCGGCT